AATTTGTGTAGAAAGTTGATTACTGGAAATATTGACAGTAAATGTTTTTCTAATCGTCAATGAAGCATCTGTTAAATCAACATTTGAAATGTTGGATTTAGCAAGTGGTGTATATAAAGTATTATCCGAAACTGATGATAACTCTGTAGTTAGTACTTTTAAGTCAGTAATACTTAAATTAGTTGATGGAAGAAATCCACTTGAAATTCCTGCTACAGCTGTTGTTGCGGCTACAGTAAAGTCTGAGGTTCCAACACTAACAACACGTGCAAAAATGGGATCTACGGTTAGTAATCCAGCAGTGGTGTCGGTATATTCAACGATGTCATTTTCTTTTATTAAACTGCCAGGAAATAAGGAATTTCTAGGTGTGACGGTGCTAATGCCACCAGATAAAGGACTAACAGTCGCAATACCTACACTAAATCTTGATTCCTGAACAACATCAGCACTAAATGTATTGACTCCAATTATTCCATTATTTGTGCCGTAAATAGATTTGACATCAGAAATACCATGCTCAGTAACAGCAATCGCGGTTCTTCCATTTTGAATACCATTAAAGATTAATGCCTCATTTGGAATAAAACTTCCTTCAGTTTCATAAACTGTGACTGCTGTTCCTGCAGACACTGCATATCTTACAAAACCTGTAGCACCACTATTTGCTCCCTTAACAAAGGTTGGAATATTTAAAGTCTCCGCTCTATTCAGAGACAAATCAACCGTTGTTTGAACATCATAGAGTGCTAAATTCCATTCGTTGAGATTGGAATTTGTTACATCATATGATCCTGATTCAAGTTTAAAATCATAAACTCTAGCAAGTCCTATTTCCTTACCAGGAGCAGATTCTTGGTCAGATCCAACTCTTTGATCTCTAAGACTTACAAAATAAGTTCCGAATCCAACAGTTGGAGATCTATGAACTCTATTTACGTTAAGAGTTGGACCCGTATTATAAATTATATTTTGATCTTCTAAAGTTCTAGTTGTTCTTGGTTTTTGTACATCAATATAAACAGCGTTCAGAGTTTCAATTTCATACCCCTTTACATATGCCTTACCGGGTGAAATTTTATAAAGTGCTAATTCTTCAGATGCAGGAATTCCTCCTGGAGTAAATTGTCCTTCTTGAAAAATTCCTCCATTTCCAATATTATTATTAAGTGAGTTTAATGGAGTTACATCAAAAGGTTTTACATAGTAATTACCAGACTCATCAAAAGTTCTTCTTGCTAATACATCATCAAAATTACTATTTCCTGAAGAACCTGTTCCAAAAACACCTTTCTTTGTCTTTGTTCTTAAAACACCATTGACAACCGTGCCAAGTTCAATAAAATTATCATCATTAAAGTTATCTAAACCTTTTTTGAAGAGACTTAAAGTTATCTTTAAACGATCTGCACCTGGTGCTGAGTAATTATTAAATCCTTGCGAATTGTCATTAAGTGCCTCATCCAAATCAGAGGTAATAATCTCTTCATTAATAAAGAGACCAATTCTATAGTTTGGGGTGTTGGAATATTGATCAAGAATTAATGTTTCTCTAGCAACATTAACAAAATTTCCTCTAACAAAGTAAACACCTTCTTCAATCTGGAATGATGAACCAACTGCATTAGCACCAGTCGCAAGTGTAGTTGCAAAAGGTGTGCCAGCAACAATAGTTGAATTGCCTAATAATCCAGAGGTAATTATTTCATTGCATGATAATAACTCACCGTCAGTAAACTGTTGAGTCGAGTTATTCGCAGTGCTTGAATTTAAATAGTTGATATAAAGTGTCAGATTTGCATTGTCAGAATTTTCTGGAAGAAGAATGCTATCAACATATGCACTGACTCCCGATGATTGTCCAGTAATTTTAGTTCCAATGAGTTGATCTGCATATGCAGACACAGGAACTCCTTGAAAGTTATTTTGTAACTGAACACAGTAATATGACTGACTATATCCCGTGTTTCCTGGTATTACCTTTGCACCTTCTTTGAAAAAATGCTGACCAAATCTTTCAATTTGATTCTGAAGGATTGATTGTAAATTCGTTAGTTCCCTAGCCTGAATTGGATATCCAGGTTTGAATAATACCTTATGATAATCGCTCGCTGGATCAAAATCGTCAAAGTATGGAGCTACGTTGAGGTTCGTTTGTTGAGGCATAATTCTTTAGAACTGCAAAATAACTTTTATGTCTTCCTTTTGGTTCACTGACCTTGTAATTGATGGTCGATTGTCAACGTAAATAATGTTTCCAGAATGCTTTTTGACTTCTGGATCTGCAAGACCACTAGTAAAACTTTGACCAAGATAGTATGTACGATTATTTATTACGGTAGAAATACCTGAGAAAGAATCATCAATAGTCAAATTTTGTCCTGATGAGGGGACGATTGTTAACGATCCTCCAGTTCCTGGAGAAGCAGTAAAATCTTGCAACTCAAATCCATAAGTAGGTTGTGTGTTTGCAGTTCCTACAGTATTAAAACCTGCTAAAGATCTATCCTGCCAATATTTAAGAACACCTGTTGTTTGGTTGTAACTTATAACTCTTGCAACAGCAGTGGTGCCAGTAGAAATTGTTTGTGTAAAGTAAGAGTCTGCTGTGAAGGTTGCAGTGCTATATCCAGTTCCTACAAGTTTAAGGGCACCCGTTGCACTTGCTTTATCAGCAGAAAGTAAAGTCGTTGAACCAAATTGCTCAGGGTTTTCAACAATACCTATTCTTGCGATTTCATTTCCTGTAATAAAATCTGGATTTTGATTATCATTTTCAATTCTTGAATACATCAGGACATTATATGCACCCAGTTCTCTGTAAATATCAGCACCATGTCCACCTTGTGGAGACATTATTACATCAAATGTAGGTCTAGTTGTACCTGTAGGAACACCACCTGCAATCAAATCAACACTACCAAAAGTATATCCAGAACCTTGATTTGATACTACAACTGAACTTACTTGAGAATTAGCATCAATTGAAATAGTGCATTGAGCACCTGTTCCATCTCCTTTGATGGGAACAGAGGTATAAGTTCTACTAGCAGTTCCTAATCCAACCCCCTTATTAGTGACAGTAACAATTTTAATACTTCCATCAACAGCGTTATCTCTCACCGCAGCATTATCGGTTGCTGTACTCCAATCTTTAGGGACTGGAAGATATTCGGTGGATTCAAACTTAGCAACATCACTAGGTTTAATCGTGAACAAATATTTCCACAGATAACCATCACCACTATTGCCAGCAGATCTTGGTTCTAAATCAGTGAAGGTTGGTTCATCAAGAGAAGGTCTGCCATTTGGATTATCAGGATCCATGCCGTTTTGAAGGCAAATATAAACCCTGAAATCACTATTCATTACAAAATAGTTTGCCAAATACAGGGTTGTAGAACCCGAAACTTTAGCAGTATTTGTTCTGCTATAGTCATGACGATACATGTCATATGAGGTTCCAGAGGACCAGGTTCTCTTAGGAACAACCTGCCTAACGTCGGCACTATTAATCTTCTTCAGGGCAATCATCGTGTCCCAGTAGTCATTCTCCTGATCAAAGTTATCCTTTGGTGCAGGAGGATCACTATCCCAATCACTTTGGTAATCAGAAGGATTAGGAAGACCAATAAACGAATAATAAGAATTGCTGGAGCTCTCTACTCCAGCAACAAAGTTTTTTGCATTTAATATCCTAATCTGGTCCGTTATAATGGCAGCCATTTGACAGAGATTTTTTATTTATTTATTAGTAATTAGACAGAGTAATTTTTAAACTTCAAAGATTTAGATCTAATAATCATTGGTGATGTAGAAATACCAGTTCCCTCTGTAATTCCAACACCAGAAGTTGTATACGCGGTGTAAGAATTTTCTTTGGTTCTTAATACTTCAATCTTACCGAAACTATAATCACCGAAGAATTCTGAAGTTGTAATTCCAGAGGTTATGGACTTATCAACATCAACCGTAACTCTTCTCACATATGTGCTAATACCTTGAACACTAGTAGATATTGATACTGCAGTTCGGATTGCATAGACATTATCTGCGAATGATGTACCAACTCCAACTGTGTTACCTGCAGGATCAAAAGAAGTGATAGATGTTTCACCTGCACCAATATTAGAGTTTCTAACTATAAACAGATCATTTACATCAAGAGAACTTATTGTTACTGCTGTTCCAGTAATATTAGTATCTCTTAAGAATGAGTCATATGGAATATGAAGATCAAAAATTAATGATGTTGTACCAATGCCTACATTTGTAGTTCCAAATCCAACAATAACACCAAGATCACCTGAGAAAGAAGATACAGAAACTTCCTCTTCAGTATATGCTGGTGGTGATATAAGAACAGCAGGAGGATTAGTGTTAGTATATCCAACACCAGGACTTGTAATGGCAACTCCAGTGACAGTTCCTGCACTTATCGTAACAGAACCAAATGCACTCGAAGTTGTAGCAACACCCACAGTAGATGCAATACTTACTGTTGCTGTTGTGTAACCAACCCCACCATCAGATATGACGATTGAAGAAATAGTTCCTAATCCAGAAACAACAGCTGTTGCAGCAGCAGATGTTTTTGCCTCCTGTCTAATAAATTTAATCTTATTCTGGAAGGTTAAATCAATTGCTTCATTTTGAGAGTTGAACAGTGGTCTGAGGGAATCCACGTAAACTGCAGTAGAACCAACTCCTACAGATTTAATAATATATGCACTTGGATTAATTACTGGTTCATAGAGTTCTCTGTCTTTTCCAACGGGGATTTCATCAATAATTTTATCTTCAGTTTGTCTACACCATGTAACGGGTCTCTCAAGATCAACGTTTGATGTATTACCTGGTCCATAATAAGGATTAGTTTGAACACTACTTGTGGAATTAATTAAAGTTACAGATCTTTCATCCTCCGTCAGGAAAGAATCCTGAGTTGCAGAATCATGTTTAATCTGAAGAGTGTCACCTTTTTTAACAGTTTCAATAACTTCTCTGAATATAACATCAGTATCACCACTTCCTTTATAGAAGAGTATTTTAACTGTATCACCTACCTTTGGTGCTTCAGTAAAGGTAACAAAATTACCACCATCAAAAGTGTAACCTTCTCCTGGAACTTGTAAAATATTATTTACAAATATAAGGAGAACATCTTGAACATTAATTTTAGATCCCTTAGCAGCAACAATTGATACTGAGGCTCCATTGTGAAGTAAATTAAAGTTTCTTCTTATTCCATTAATTGATCCACTTACATCATCTAATACTTGAAGTGTTCCTAAAGACCATCCTGTAAATTCATCTGTGGCAATTTCATCAATAGTGATTTGGAATTCATTTCCACTGTAAGAAGATGTAGTGGGGATACCAGTAGTTCCTCCTATTGCAACAGTCAAGATTTCACCATTACCAAATCCATAACCTGTATTAGTGATTTCAAAATCAATAACACTTGAACCCTGACCAACAACAATGTCAATCTTTGCCTCGGTGCCTACACCAGAAACTGAGGAAGATGAATATTCAAGTGAAAGGTTAGAATAAGAAAGTGGTTGATCAAATACAACGTAAGGAATATTTGATGTAGTATATCCAGTTCCTGGATTGGTGATAGCCACACTTACAACGTTACCGTTACTAATAACAGCAGTTCCAACAAACTCAATACTTGGTGTTCCAGTTGCAGAAAGACCTACACCAACATTTACAGTTTGAATACCAGACCTGTAACCAGATCCACTATTACCAATAGAAATTGATTGAATTGTACCAAGTCCAGAGACAACAGCAGTTCCTCCTGCAGCAACAAGAGGTTGATATCCTAATCCCTCAGTGGAACCAACAGAAACAATAATACCACCTTTGGGGAAACTAGAAATACCAACATCTGATCCTAATGGATCTGTTTCAGTTCCGTTGAATGTTACTGAGGTAATTCCTGCTGACTCATTTAAAGTGTATTGATTGTTAGAACCAGGTGTTTGGAATACATCATTAACAAGAATGATTGCATTTTCTGTTGAAATACCAGTTACATCGGTGCTATTTTGATATAATCTAAATTCATTTTGAGTTCCATTAAATCCTTGAGAAATATCATCAAAGATATAGTTTTTATGATATGCTTCATTAGATGAATTTTGAATACCTGATCTAATAAATGATCTTCCTTGGAAACTGGAACTTGTTGTAATACCAGTCCAATCACGTTCGTCTGGTGCATTTGTTGTTGAACCAATTGGAGTATTACCAAATGGTGCCTCAACAAAACTGAGATGATTGTCAACAATATTATAATTACCAACCACTTTGGTAATAACAGCACCAGTACTAAATCCTGATAATTTTGTTCCTAACCATGGTCTTCTAACCCGTATAGAATTAGTATCAGCAATGCCGATACCTTCAATCTTCATAATTTCATTTCCTATTCTTATTAGATCTGAACCAAAGAATGATGTAATGCCACTAAACTTTAATATATTATCTGCTGCAGTAATTGATTCAGCGAGTGTTGTTGTAACTGCTGTGGAAACAACAGGTGATTGAATAACATTATCAATTGCGACAATAACTTTAGCATTTTGATTGGTAGCAATAAATCTATGCGAAGTTCCAATACCCACACTTTCAAGTTCAACTATTTGTGGAATTGGTTTAAGTGCATTTTCAGCACTTGATGCAATCTTTATATTATTATCATCCACTTTGACTGCGTACAGATTTTCACCTGGTAAGAATGTCGTGGAAGATGCTCCTACAAAACTAGTGGTTGCAATACCAACAGCAGATGTGGTTAATCCAACATGAACGTATCTAATTTTTTCACCACTGACAAAGAAGTGATTAGGGATTTTAATTGTATTGTTTGTAACACTTACAATTGAACTATCGTTACCTTCAAAGTATCTTTCAAAGACTTGTAAGTTTTCATGTTTAAGTTCAAACTCTCTCTTAATATCAGACTCAGTTCCTTGATAGGCACCCAATGAACTATTAATGGATCCATTAGTAAAATCAATTTCTTCAGATTTATCCTCATCTTCAATCAAACAAAGATTGTTTGAATATACATTTACGACGGTATTAACACTTGCTATTGGTGTGTAAACAAGAGAAACAGTTCCTGCTGCTGATACCCTTGCTCCAAAAGTTCCAAAACCTGATGTTGTTGAAGATTCAATAACACCATATTCAGTCATGTATGTGTCTCTATCATTAGTAGAGTCTGTATAATCATCCAGAAGAATAATTTCAGACAATTGATAATTGTTATTTGTAGTATCAACAACTTGAACTAAGAAGTAACCTCCGTCAAAACTATCATTAAATTGTGAAATGGTGTTTATACCAGGAGTAGCAGAAGAGGATATAGATGTCGTCTCAGATTTAATACGAGAATTTTTCAAATCAGCAGTTCCTACTCCAGTGAAAGTATCACTTGCAAGACCAACCTGAATGGTATTGATAACTCCAGTAGTTCCAATACCTGTAGAGGTAGGAATAAAATCTACCTTAAGATTTGAACCACTAATATATGCATGATATGTTCCCAATCCTACATCAGAATATTCACCTAGTGACGTTGATAATCTACCATAATCAAGCAATTCAACATTTGAACCATCATGAACAATATTAAGTTCAATAGTTTCAAATTCTTCATTACTTGAAGTATCTGGATTAATTTGAACTAATACTTTTGCACTTGTATAAGTATTTGCGATAGAAACAATATTCGTTGTAACACCAGTAGTAACAGGTGAACTAGTTGATTCAATAAGGGCAACACCACCTAAAGAAGTTGTTCCCACACCAGCAAATACATCATCTAAACCATAAGAAAGTGTTGTGATATTATAGTCATTAATTTTAAACTTAGTTGGGAAGAATCTTAATTCACCTTGTCCAGAGTTTATAGCAAAATCAAACGATCCTTGATCGTACTGAGATTCAACTCTTGCATATTGGTTAAGATAACCTTTAGATCCATCATGAATGAGATCAACAAGAAGAAGTTGTCTTTGTGCTGCGAATCTCTTATCTCTTACAAGTGTAATATATTTTTGAGAACGAATCTCATTAACATTAAAGGAATTAATTACACTAAAGGCAGTTGGTCTAGGATTGCTATTAAATTGACTTGAAACATCATCTATTGATAAGACTCGGTTTCCAACTGATTCAAAGTAATCGGAAAGAATACGATTTGAGAAAATTATCTCATCAGAAACTAATTTATTATTTAAATTAAAGTTGTTTTCTTTAACTAGATCAAAGTCAAATACACAATTCAAACTTACAAAACTATCAACATCTTTAATAAGAGTAACATTAGTAAGATCAGTTGAAACTCCAACAACCATGCTATTATCAGAGTTTGATTCTAGTTGATAATCTGCAAATTTTTTAAATCCTAATGTATGATTAGTTGCGGAAACAGAATCATTCCAAGTATCAAAATCAATTCTTGATTTTAATGAGTATGAGAAGTTTTGATAGTACAAACTATCTTGAATTCTCTGCATATCAAAGTTAAGAAGACCAGAATCACTTTGGCGTCCCTTAACTGTTTTTACACTTGAATTAATATCAGTGTTTGTATCATAAGACTCTACAGATGTTGCTATACCGGAAATATTAGATGTCTTTCCTTTAATTACATCAGATATATCAAATATATCATCTGAAGAAATAGTCAAAGTGTCAATTTTTGAATCCCAATCTTCAACTATACCGACTTTTGAACCAGAAGAAACTGTTTCTCCTTTGATATAATTTTTTGTTTGCAATTTAATATCAAAAATTGCAAAATTCTTCTCAGCAGTAATTCTTCCTGATGAATTGAATGTGTCAAATGTTCCTGGGAATTCAGAACCAGTTAATGAGTCTGAAATATTATATCTAACCGAACCAATACCACCAAGATTTTCAGTGACAGCAGTTAAAGTAAACAATTTGTAATTGTAGTTTGCAGAATCAAATCCTTTACCAGTTGAACCTACACCTACACTAACATTTTCGACTAATACCTTATCACCTACCTTAAATGGGAAGGAATTTATTGTACTAAATCCAACTGAAAGTGTTACATCAACATTACCATTTGAACTATCATAGGTAATGGTATTGATACCAACTCCAGAGTCTGTTTGTGTTGGAATAATCTTAGGAGTTGCATTACTTATTCCATTAGTATTTTTAAGAATCTCAATACTATTGTTTGCTAATTTAAATTTTAAATCAATGTCATTTACAAATTTATTTGTTTTGCCGTCAATGACTATAAGTTTAGGTGCTATTTGATAACCTCTACCAAAAGAGGAAATGCCTATAGACTCAATTTGAGCTAAACGATCTATTTTTAAAATCTGTGGATATCTGGCAGTCGGTGATAAAGTTTTATCGGAAGGTAATTTGTAATTATCGATGTTGTTAATATCAATATTCTTGACTTTACCAATATCTTTGCTACTCGTAAATAAAATAGCATTTTTACCTGCAGAAGTTGTTACAGTTGTAATTCCTGGTAATGAATAATAATTTTTACCAGGATTTTCTATAGAAACTTTTGCAATAGGTCCATAAGTATGTGTGCAGTCAGTTTCATATTCAATAGTAGAACTTGATGAGGTATAACTTGTGCTTTCTGGAGTTTCTCCTAAAGTGTAAGTAAATGTAGTTGTAGTTCCTACATTTATTGAATAAGTTCCATTGTACTCACTGTATCTACAATTAATTTCATTGTTAGAATTTGCCTCTCCATCAACTATAATATCTATTTTCGATGTAGGTGTACTAGACTCTCTAATAACGTCAAGTTTATAATATAAAACATCGGGAAGATTTTCATTTACAGTAAGAGTTGCTTTTGCACCAGCACTTCCAACATTGCCAGTTTTTGTTAACTCAAAAATATTATTATTGTCAGATTTGTTGAATATTTTAGTAAAGTTTTTATCAGTATAGAGATTAAATTCAAAGGCAGGATATTGTGCTCCTTGGACAGTATATCCAAGAGAAGAATCTGATAGATCAAATTCAACCGTTGAGTTTTTATATACCTTTAGAGAAGGATTGATTGGATTTATTGTTCCAAGTGACGCACTAGAAAGACCAACTACATTAGGTTTCTCTATTGTAGCATCATGCTTAGTGTTAGCGAGTTTAATCGTGTTGTTATCAACTTTAACAATGTAATATATCTTCTGATCATCAAGTCCTTCAGTAGGCACTGTTGATGTATGTATTATCTTGTCACCTGTAACAAAACCATGAGATGCGACACTAATTGTATTGTTAGTGGTGTTTACTCCTACGGTGGCAAATCCGACAGGATCAACAATTACTCTTCTATTAAAATCATTATACTTTAATGTTTTAGTAATTGTGTTATTTGGACTTACACTGATAGAAATATTATGTGGAGAACTTAATCCGTGAGTTGATGCAGCGGATACAGTAACTAAATTTCTTCTTACCTCACCAGTAAGCACACTATAATTAGTTTTAAAACTATGAGTGGTTCCAGATCCAACACTTCTAAAGAAAAGTGTGGTTGCAGATCTATGAGTGCTAGCAATTCCAACAAATGTTCCAGTGGTGCCTAAACCCACCCTGACCGTAGCAATGCCAATTAAATTATCATCAATCTTAGCTACGAATACTTTTTGACCATCTGTTAAAGTAATGCCAACTCCAACATTTGTAGAGTCCTCAACAATAATACCACTACCACCAGTTCCTGGAGAGTAAGTCACTTCATCGCCAGTTTTAAGATTATGATTTTCAATAAAAATTGTCTTAGTTGGAATGAAAATACTGGTTATACCCGAACCTGGGTTAGAGAATGAAATTGTTGTTCCAATACCAACACCTGAAATAGTTCCAAGTCCAATTACTTCTGGATTAAAATAAATTTGCTTATTAATTCTAAAGTTATAATCAGTTTTAAATCCGGCATTGATAATAATTTTTCTTGGATCTTCAAAAATATACTTTCCAATAGTATGAGACGTTCCGGTTGTTCCCTCAACCTCTCTAAGGACTCTGATTCTTGATGATTTTGCGTCAACATTAAGAACCTGAACTTTTTCCTCACCAACCATCAAAATATCATTATCCCTAATCTTAGAGAAAGAAAGATCTCCTGATACACCAAAGAATGTTACAAGACCAGTAACACCAACTGTTCCGATCGCAACACCAGTAGTTCCTGTTCCTACAATAGACAGTCTATTAGTTGTTATACCTGCTCTGTAAGTACCTTCGATTTTTGAAGAGGTAGTTGATAATCCTGCAATGGTAACTACATTAAAATTCAAGAAATTATGAGGTTTATCATTGTAAATAACATATTCACC